TAGAAGCTGATCGTACTCATTGTTAAAGAGGTCAGCGGTAATGGTATCGCCATCAGTAAATGATGATTGTCTTGTGTATGTAGCACCCATTTAACGTCTCGCTCCTAATTGATACTCTAACTGAAACCCTTTAAGTGAATAAGGGGCTGTTGTTAAGTTGTCATTTACTTTTAATGCAACAGAAAATCCTGAACCCTCTACTGCTTGCCGTACTAACGGCTGTGATGGCCCACCAAATACAAACCTAGCAGTACCATCTAATGAACTAAACAAAGCAGAACCAAATTGAGAGAAGGTTTGAGTAGAATCAAAGGGATACGCATCAGGTCTAGTAGAGTTAGCATCTTCATTATCGTATCTAATAAACAAATCTGCACTAATAGTAGACTCAGGTTTAAAATTAACAATAACCCTTTGCATATGCTTTCGGATGCCAGTATCACCAAAACCCATGTCAGCACTTCTATATCTACCTAATATATCTGTACCATCAAAAGTATTACCTTTTTCTTGCCTATGTACAAAGCCGCTAAAGTCGCCATGTAATACTATTACGTTACCTTCTTCAACAAAGCTATCAGTAGCTGAAGGTTTAATACCACGTATCTCAGAAAACTCATACTTATCTGCTTTCATCACACAGATAATACCCCTTGTAATACTTTCTGCTTGATTAGCTTTAGTAAAGAACAATCTATACTGTGTCTTATCTTGTATAACAACACTCTCAAAAAGAGCGGAGTCTCTTATGTTTAAATCAAATACTGACTGTACGTTCTTACTAATAGTACCAAGTTCGGTGTCACCAATTCTTGCAGTAGCAGCGACAGTACGAAGACCATCAGGCCCAAGGAATAGTAAATCACCACCAAATTCTTGAATGGTGTCACCATTAACACAACCAATGTTTCTAGTAACAGCAGTCATAGAAAAATCAGCTTGACTATTGCCTGTTAATTTAAAAATTCTATTAGAACAAAAAATAAATAAACTATCACGAAAAACCTTTAAACCTGTAATGTCATCGTCAACTCGGATGCTACCTGCTCCAAGTGCTACAGAAAAGTTATCTTCGTCAAAAGGTAAACTAAAAATAACTTCTTGTGGTGTACCTGACATTCCTGCATAAAACATATGTTCTTTAAAAGAAGCAACAAACTTAGCACCCGTAACTGTAGGAGGAAATAAATCAGCAACGGTAGCACCAATTTTATGTTCAGCCGCAGTAGTTCCACTAGCAGCCCTAGTCACTCCTGTAAAAGTAGTAGCAGTAACTCCTGTATATGTAAATATTTCGCTATTGATTAATACTGATTGAGTACCAGAACTAGGATCAATAAATCCTGCAGTGCTTTTTACTGTAATTGTACCTGAACCTGATAGTGTTGCATCAGCAGCAATATCAGCACCTAGTGATGTAGTTTCACCTGAACCAACATTAGAAGAAGAGATGTCTGTAGCAGCAATAGCACTATTAAAAACTGTAGGTGCATTTGTTTCATCAACAACAATAATCTTATCATTGCCATCAAAGTTAAATCTTTCAAACCTATACTTTACTGCGTTTGTTCTACCCGTATCTCTTACTGTCCAGTTCTCTGAAATAATAGTATTAAGTGCGTGGGCTGCTGCAGTGGTACTAGAAGTTGCACGTGTTACTCCTGTAAAGGTAGTGCTTGTAACTCCTGTGTAGGTAAATATCTCTGAAGTTATTTGTAGTGTACCACTAGAAGAAAACCCTGTAGTGCTATCTACTGTAATAGTACCAGAGCCTGTCATACCTGTAGCTGCTAGTATCTTTACAGACAACTCCGTAGAGGCAGCACTAAATATCTTTTCACCTCTGGCTGCTACTACTTTGTTTGCAAAGTTAGCTACCATTAATACTTTTTCAGAGCTGGTTGATGTAAAAGGAACTACGTGATTTATAAATTTACTGTAACCATCTATTCTTCTGTAGCCACCCTCAATGTCTGGCTCAAAGTTTTCTAGTTCTAATGCCTCTCCCGGTTGCATAAGAAAAGTAGAACGGTTTAAAACTAAACCTCCCTCACAGTTAAATGCTACTGGTTGTACTTGAGAATTATCAGGCATTAAAACAATATCCCTACATTAAACCCTTTAGGTCTATGTATTACAGTAGAACGGACATACTCAAACTTATTAATAAGCAAGCTTTGCATGTTTTTAATGCCCTGCTCAAACCGTTGAAAGTTTAATTGATATTGGGCTGTCTCGCCTCTATATTGATAAACAAAGGCTGCTGCACCGTCTGCAATAATAGGCTTAAACCTGTCAGGAATAGTGGTAGTATCGCCATGTGCAGAAAGATCATCAGGGAATGTAAAGAAGTCAAACGCTAAAGTATACTCTTTGTCAGGGAAAGGGTATAGTAAGTAATTATTATCTAGTGTGCGTACAATGAACTGAGGTACACCTCCATTGGTAAACTGTGTAACAGTTACGCCGCTACTGTGAGTTGCTGCAGTGGTGCTGTTAGCGCCTCTGGTGCAGCCTGTGAGGTCGTTACCTGATATTGCTGTATAGCTAACTTGCTCACCACCAATGTATACAGTACCTGTCGCTGAGAAGTCTGTAGAGGAAGTAAGCGTAAGTGTAGTTACAGAGCTTGAATGAGAGCCATTTAGTGTTGTAGTTATAACATCATCTTCTTGATTAACAAACTCTTTACTGATGTATTCGTTGTAATCAAGGTTAGCTAAGTTGCTACCAGCGGCATTAAGCGTGGTGCTTCTTTTAATTCTTGCTGTATTGTAATCTACGTGTTTGGCGCTAGCTGGTAGGCTATACCTTGATACGCCGGGAACTAGAGTAGAAGCATTAGTGGCATGGTTAAAAGGATACGTAAACTCTTTTTGATTAATGTAACGTATAGACTCATTAACAGCATTCTTACATTGGGTCTGCACACCTCTGGAATCTGCAAAGTTAGCAGAAGTAAGCACTACTTCATTCATACGAGTAATAACATCATTAGTCAATGTAAGAAATGTAAGAGCCATTATGCTTCCTTAAGATGTGACAAAGGGGCCAGCGTATAGCCAGCCCCTAAGTGTACTTTAAGTTATGCCAACAGATCACGTGAAGCTACAGCAGCCTCAGTGTGAGCAGCCGAAATATCTGCAATCACTGCATAGACACGTAAGCGTCCAGTAGCAGCAGCAGCACCAGCGACAACAACATCAATGGTATCTGAAGCAGCTACACCAGCTAGTTGTGAAGCATGGAAGTCTGCATTAGGTGTAGAAGCTGCACCAGTACCAACAGTATTAGTATACCCATTAGTACCTGCTGCAAGGTATGTACCAGCAGCAGCATCAAGCGCAGCACCATCAATGATGTCATCTCCACCAGCATAGTCAATATTACAAGTACAACTTGCAGTAAAAGACTTCATGATTTCCGCACCAGCAGTCAGGACTACTGACTCAGAAGGGATTTCAAGCAGTTGGAAAATGTCACCATTAGCAATGGTAGCACCTGCAGCAATCATAGCATCAATATCTAAAATTGCTTCAACAGTCCGTACAACGTTACCAACTACTGTTGGAACAGCAAGAACGTTTGCTCCAACACCAGCAGTATCAACGGAAGTCATATCAAAAGTAGCCATAGTTTATATCCTCCCTTACGCTGCGTTATAACGAGCAGTGACGATTGCTTCTGGACGAAGAATCTTCCTACCGTATAAATGCATACCACGAACAATGTCAGCAAAGCTGTCAGGGTCACGATATGTTTCTGTCTTATTGATTTGCTCCGCAGTAGCTACAGAGGAATCGTGTCCCGCCATAATTACTCCGAGGTTAGTCAGTTGGTTTGCGGTTCCTGCAGTTCCCGGTCCAGTGCCTAGTGCTGGCAGATTGGACGAAGAGTATACACGAAAGCCATGAAAGTTGCTTACGGTTAGACCGTTACGCAGTCCACCCGAATCACCGAAGTCTGCATTCATGAAGCGTGAATCTTCATCAGCAAGAATTTCCATGAATACTGGATCAACTACCAGCCAGCGACCTTGTGAGTCAACTTGCTGTTGGTCAAGCAAACGCTTCATACGAGCAATAATCATTGCAGGAGAAACAGTTGCAGTTGGCAACGAAGTAGCACCCGGCATACGTGCAGTCACAGGAATTGAGTGAGTGCCAGCAGAGGTAGTAGTAATGTTACCAAAGTCACCCTTATGCAGTTGCATAGAGGAAAGCAGTTCATTAGAACCTGCAGTTGAAACAGCCTTAGAGCCATTAACTGTAGTGTTAAGTGTGTCAGCTTTGCTGTGCAAAGAAGACTGCTTATAGCCAGCCATGTAGCCAAGGACTTCTTGGTCATGGTTATCTGCCAAACGATATGCTGCACGGTTAGATGCAAGGTCCATGAAGTTCACATGTGAGTGTGCTTCTTCAATATCGTCCATCTTGAAAGCAAAGTAATTCGCTTTGTCAATGACTAATGAGAAATCGGCGTCCTCTAAATCCTGCGCTGTGACATTTGTGCCACGTGCATATTCAGATACTGAAATCTCAGGTTCTTTAATGATCTTGACTGTATCGCCTTGACCAGAAATTTCCCCCATGTAATCGGAGTTAGTGATGTCACCAACAACAGTTGACTTGCGGAACGCAAGCTGTACCTGTTTGCTGTAAATGACTGGGCTGAAATTACCATTAGGTAGATTTCCATAACCCGTAGCTGTCGTAAATGCCATTGTAATATCCTTTGCATTAAGACACAGATACAAACTTAAATGTAATTATTGAGGCTAATTCTTTTGGGTAACATCCTATAGAAAGTCGGCCAACCTTCTACACAACGGGCCAGAGACATTAGGTAGTCGCTAGAACTATTCATGTTTGTGAGAGAAGTTTAACGCAGGTAGTCCTAAAGTATGGGGGCTGCGTTAAACCTATTGTATATAGTTATATTCTTTAAACTTGTATTGTCAAGTCTTTTTATCGTGCGCTACCAGAAATATCGTAAATAAAGTTACCAGTTCTAATAGCTTCCATGATTTCGTCTTGTTGTTTCTCATACTCTTTGCTAGTCATCTTGTTTACACGTGACTCAGACATCTTGTTATTGTTAGATGTAGCGTCAGGTTGACTACGACTGTTACGAGTATTCACTGACTTAGCAGCATCCTTACTGCTAGGCTTCTTAGTTTTAATGCCCATGTCTGCTTTGTACAAATCAATAGCACGTGCGGCAGACCTTGCATCATTGTCGTTCTCATACAAGGCATCCTGAACCCACTTAGGTTGTTCTTCTGCCCAGTTATGAAATTCATCACTATCACGTATCTCACCGAAGTCAGGGTGAGCTTTAAGTAACTCTACCTCTGCACGATCACGTGTTGCGGATTCCCGCATAGCGTCAATCTCTTTTACTTTATCCTGTAGCCCTGCCTGTTGTTCACGTGCTTTCTTAATAGCAATAGTTTCAACAATAGCAGCTACGTCTGGATACTGACTTGCCCATGCATCAATGTCTTCATCTGATTTAGGTAGCTGCATTTCCTGTGCAGTACTCTGTTTAAGCTGAGACTCAAGGGCGTTAATACGATTTTCTAAATCTTCTTTAGCTTTCTGTGATCCTCTACGTAGATCAGCATAGCGTTTCTTATAACTTTTTTCTTCTGCATTTGCAGGCTCTACATCTTCTTTTGCTTGAGCATCTGCTTCTTTTTCTGCGCCTTCACGTTCTTCTAACATCTGGCGTAGTTCTTCTTCGTCTTCTTGTACTCGTTCACGTACTCGACTCTTACGCATCATCATTGACTTAGGTTGTTCTTGTGTTACTACTAGTTCGTTTTCCATTATAGTTCCTGTTTACTGGGGCCACCGTAGCCTGTGTTGTAGGGGGGTGAGTAGCCAGTTCTAATTAGCCGTTTAACGTGCGGCTAGACCACGCCTTGTTGGTGCTTCTGCTGTAGCAAACTGCCCTAGCATACGATCAAACTCTGGACCGAAAACTTTACCAATTATTTCCCTCAAGGGGCTATTCATTACTTCACGAATTTTAATCTTGTCTTCTTCTTCAAGAGCTTCAAAGTTAGTCCATACTTCTAAGAAATCTATTTCCATTATGTTTTTCCATTTGATGTAGTTATCAAACCAACAAAGTAACAGATAGGTTCTAGTATACTTCTATATACCATTCCTAGTGCATCTCGTTTGTTACCTTTTGATTGGAGATATATGTCTGTTGTTCTGTGTCTAGCAATGTGTTCTAAACAATTTCTTACAAACTTATTATTCTTT